GTTGATACCAATATTAGTAGTAGTACTACCAGCAGCGGCCCATTGATTCCATGTGTGGCTTAGCCACTTCCTAATCTGATTATTGGGAGCGAAGAACGGTAGATCTTTGTTATTGATCTCCGGAGGTCCTTCTGCAAAAACAGATACAGTAGGCTGGAGTAAAGATGGCTTATCACCCGCATGATAAACAAATTTACGGCGCAAGTTACCTCGCCATCCAGCATAACACGGTGCCATAAAATTTAGAAAGGTCGTTTGACCAGTATTTAATCTTGTGGAACCATCTACTTCGGAAATGTGTGGCCCTTGAGGATCCCATCCTGAGTACGCAGGAAAGACTTTTTCGCGATATTGAGTTAAGCGATAAATATCTTGTCCTGGTGGATCTGGGAACACAGTTTGGGTTTTAATATATCTCTTAAACAAATCTCTCAGAGAAACAGGCGCCTCACCAAAGAACACTTCAAAATTGTGATCTACGGCGGGAGCTTGCTCTCCAATAGTTTGTAAGCTAGAAGCACCATTGGGCATATCAGGTTTACTTGATGCCTCATTGATTACTCCTGACTGAGATATGAGAATTCCTTCGTCGACAGGAAGATTAGTTTCTGCAGGCTCAGGCGAAACGGGTGGAAAATAATGCAAATTCCTCAAATTTTCAGAATTGGGAAATGCAAATTTCGCATCGTCACACATGCTTACGAAAACATTAATCTTAATAGGACTATTGTCGTCAGAAGGGGACACTAGATTATTGAGAACATTTACCTCAAGAATTCCATTCATGGATAAAATATTATCAGCGGGTAATCTAGCACTATCACTATAGTTTACATTGTTAACATTCATGCGAGTGTAATTATTTAGGAAGGCCTTGGCCTGTGCCCATCCAATTACTATTTCAAAATCGTCCTCTTCTGAAATATCAACTACCCTAGAGTAATTCACATTATAGTTAACTTGTTCAGTATGGGATGTTGGATCGTAACGTAGTAAAACCCTTCCTTTGTGGTATTGTGATTTAACCACTTGAAAGCGAAATTTAACGCTACCTTTCCAACACTTGAACATTTGACCAATCATTGCCATCGGAGTGGGATGAATCTCAATTCCGCTGGTGTTAAATAAATTTGGTGTTACATATGCATTCCACAACATGGTATCAGTAAGATCTGCCTCAGTCCATTCAAATGAAGTTAGGTAAGACTCACGACACGCAATGTCGGTTAGACCCATCTGGTC